GAGGAGGCAGGGATATACAAGAAGGGCGCTATGATTTTGCACCCCCCTTCCCCCCATCTTCGTGGCGCTCCTTACCACTTTTAACAGCATGGCAGTGGTTGCATAGGGCTTGAAAAGGCCCGTACCAAAAGCTCCCGCCCTGCCTAACTGGTGTAATATGGTCGCATACGGTGGCAATCCTCTCGCACTCAGCACATATTGGGTTGCGTGCAAGGAAGGCAGCGCGTAAGGCTCGCCATCTTCTAGTGTTATATCGTTTCTCATTGAACTTTCTGCCCCCGTGGGGTTTTACGTTTGTGTGATACTTGTTGCGCCCTCTGGGCTGTGGTTTTGATGCCATAGATTGATGTACTTGATGGTTGGTGTATCTGTCTAGCCATAGCAGTTAGCCATGCCTTACGAGTAGCAGTCATCTTGCAGTCTGATATGTATACATTATCTCCATCTGTGTAGCTATACTCTATACGCTTTAGCTTTGCATACTCTAATAAGTTCTCTGCTATATCTATACGCTCTTGCTTAGTATATGTAGGGTGTGGGTGTAGTTTGCTAACTGTGTTTATTTTGCATATCATCTGTCAATCTTTTATAATATATGATTAGTTGTATTAGTTCTTCATTGGTGTACTTTCTACTTTCTTGTGAGCGCTTGTACATCTTCTCAGCAGTACCCTCGCCATGCTTTATATCTAGCTCTTTACTCATGCGGTACTGAGCGCCTTGGTTACCTATGTTGCAGCCATAGCATTGGCCTGCGCTATTCTTAGGGTGCCATCTAGTTGCATAGTGCCGCCTGCTCATAAAGTGGCCGCATTGCATTTGCTTTACATCTTTCTTAGTATCGCATGTAATACACTTTACTAAGCCATCAGCGTCAGCATCTCGCCAGCGTATGTACTGGCTAAAAGCAGCGTCTAGCTTTTTAATTAGCGTCTTTCTCTTTATACTCGTTTTGCGCTTTTTCAATTTCTTTTATATCGTCTGCAGTTATGTGTATATGGCCGCCTAGCTCCTCTAGGCTTTTCTTTTGTGGTTCTACTATTAGAGCCTCTCCTAACTTCTGCCAGTCTATCATAGCAAAGTGCGGCGGCTGTATAGCTCCCTGATGTACTGTGTGCTGTTGCTCCCTTAGCGGTATAGTATTATTTAGCTCGTATTTATGCAGGCATTTAATTAAGGTATTTGTAGTTAGATTACCAAACAGCTCAAACTTACCCTGCCTTATCATCTTAAAGGCTACTAATATCTCCTCTACTTTGAGGCTGGGGAATATTTCTATAATATCATCTACCGCATCTTGTAAATCTTCTTGACTTTGAAATGAGCGGGTAGCATTTACTGACCTTACTAAACGCTCTAGCTCTGCTAATAGTAGTAGCCTAGTCTTAGCGCTATCCATTTTACTAGCTGTTTGTAATACTAGCCCTTGCTCAAAAGCTGTAGCGCTTGTATGCAACCTTGCTATTTGTCTACTATTTTCCACTAGCCCAGTTAAGTGCTTGTTCAGCGTTAAGCTTGTTTCTGTTTGCTCCTCCTTTGAGAGCAAATAATCCTTGCCATCCTTGTGTGATGCTTTGTTGGATAATTTTAATAGCTGTTTTTTCATCGTTGTTTGATATTTTTTGTAGGTTGTGTAATGTTGCTTGCTCACCTCGCTGGGTGTACTTTTTTCTTTTTTGTTGTTTCCGCTCGTCTATCCATATATCCCATATCTCGTTAAATTCTTTTGAGTTAAATGGCCTCTCTTTACTAATATGTTTTTTAGTATGTATACTACTATGTATACTATCTAATCTTTTTGATATCGCTGCTTTATCATTTTGATTAGGCTGCTTTATCAATTTGATTAGGGTACTTATCATTTTGATTAGCCTAGAGCGTCCATTATACTCGCATTTTATATAGTTTAGATTTATAAGTTTTTTTATAGTTCTGCTTACTGATGGGATAGATATATTTACCTCCTTAGCTATAGTTTCATTTGTCTTAAAATAATCCCCTCCCTCAGCACACAAATTAAATATATCAGATAGTATTAGCTTGTCTGTAGGGGTTAACTTATCATCCTGATATATAACCTTTGGCACCCATACTCCTGCAAACTCTTTAGCCATTTAGCTGCTCATCTTGGTATAGAATTTCTCCTATAAGTTGTATTTTTGTAGTGTCAGCAGTTTTTACTATACTATCAGCGTATCTTATCATTCGCTTAGGCTCCTCGTAAATCCATCTATGAACAGTGCGCCTATCTACTCCTAGAGCATCCGCGCAGGCTTGCTGCGAGCCGTATAGCTTTTTAATATATTCTTTCAATTCTATATTGTTCATTTGTACCAGTGTGGTAGCTCTAAAAGCATAGGTTTATTTAATGGCTCTAAGTAATCGTAGCTTTTAGGCGTTTTTTTGCCATCCCAGCTCCTATACCAGTCCTTGAACATTTGCACCTCTAGCCTAGCTCTATTAAATCCATCTTGAGCCATTTCTAGGGTTAATTCGTACACAATTACGCCATGTGGCGAGTTAGGGTCGCATGTGATTAGATAGTGCTTTATTTGTGCCTTAGAATTAAAAACAGCATACGAGTATAAAGCTAACTGCATGTGATAAAGGTTATCTAGTACCCAGCGCTGTACTTTTCTAGGCTCGTTATCTGTTATTTTAAGGTCTGCTATATAATCATTTGTAGCGCCATTTACAGCCTCTACTCCTACTACATCAGCGTAACCATGAAAGTTAACTCCATCTAATGAAAATTGTAAATACTCTTCTACTCTAGCTGCTTCTGTTATAAGTTTATTTGCCATAGGGTTAGCCATTATGGCCTCAGCCAAATTTAGCGCCTCTTCGTATTCTTTACGTGTAAACACTTTTTGCTCACCAAACTCTGCTACAGCCTCTTTATAGGCTTTTGTTGCCCTTGTTTGGCATTCAATTATTTGTAACCCTATTTGCTTTTCAGGCTCTAGCGTTAGCAGGTGGGTAAGCCAGCCTCTGCGCATTGCAGAGCTTTGCTTAAACTCCCTTTTTTTATACATAACCCAATGAGCTGGGCTACGGCTAAATTGCTTTAACGAGCTAAATGATAATTTAACGTCTTTAATATTCATAGCTTAGGCATTAAAAGGATTACCGCCCTCCACAAATAGCTGCTCTAAATCTACCTTATCATTAAACTTTTGAGCTAGCTCTAGTATGTCTAAATCTAGCGCCTCCTTGCTCTCTACTCTTACGTAATATTTTGTATCTAAGCCTGCGCCCTTGCGTGTAATTTTAAGGTCGTAAGTCATAGGGTCGCCTTCTACTTCGCTAAGATTTGCAAGCTCTTGTAATATACTTCTAGTAGAGCATGAGTATATTTTGAATTTACCCTCCTCATGGTGCCATACATTAAAGGCAGCAAAAGGCCTTACTTTATCCTCAGACTTGTACGCCTTCTTAGGCATCTCTCCGTCAAAGGGCCAGCGTAGTGGCTTATTATCCATAAAGGTTTGTAATCCTTCTACAGCTTTAGATATTACTCTAATAGTAGCAGATTCATTAGGTTGCAGCTTTAGGTATTGTGAGCTTGCTGCCTCGCGCTCGTAGTTGTTTTGTAAAAAAGTCATTTTATAGGGGTTTTATCTTACTATCGATTTCTTATTTAAGTCACAATCGTACCACGTTGTTGGGTAGTCTTTACATATATTACTGAAAGTCATTTCAAAAGGTCTTACGTCTTTTGTATCTGGGTAATAAGTGCAGACCCTTCTAGTTCCTTTGTCATTTTCTAGGTATATGTAATGCATTACGTAACCTCTGCGCTTATTCACTCTTTTGTGAAAGCCTTTGATAGTGTAACCTTTGTAGGTATCGCCTTGCTTTGGGTGTGCTTTAAGTATCATTTTGTAGGGGTTTTAGTTTAACTCTGCGTAAGTATCGGTATACGCCACATCATCTATTTGTACCTGATTAATTAAATGCTCATTGCCAGGAGATTCAAGAAGGTAGAATACATAAGCATCATATAAATTATTAGCTACACCTTCTACTTGTGCAAAGCCTATTATTTGCCTTTTTTCGTATCCTAATCCTATGCTTAGTGTAATAACGTCTCCTATTTGATATTTATATCTGTGTGTCATGTTTTTTGTTGTTTAATGGGGGGCGTTGCACCCCCCGTTATTTTATTTTTTTACAAATTGCTTTCTAATAGCGTAACTCATTTCTTCGCTTACCATGCTACTTCTACCTAAATCTGAAAGCGCAAAATTACAGTATTGTGTTATGCTTTCAGAAACTGTAATAGATAGTGTACCGTTGTCGAACTCTTTTACATTCTGTAATTGCTCATGTAAATCTTCTAATGCCTTGTTTACAATATTATTGTAAATGTGACATTGTGCAAATCTTGTAGCTGCGCAAAATGCAGAGTATTCCTTATCAGTATCAAATACAAATGTGTTAAGTAATCTAACTCTGTTTTTCTTAAATTCTTCTGGACTCATCATGGTTTCTGTGTTTTTATTTTCGTTATTGATACCCCAAATATAGGACACAAAATGTCCCAATCCAAATAATGACAAATAAAAGTAATTCACAAAGTATTGTGCAAAAGCAAAGGGGCCAACTGAATGTAACCCCTGCCTAAATCAAAATGAAAATACTTGCTATTCCTTACAAGGCTTACAAGGTACGCAATCTTTCTCAAAAAAAGAAAGGCAAAGCGGTAAAACTCCTATAAGGCATAACATTACGTTAGGCCAAGTACAGCCATTTTCTACTATTTGTTGGCAAGCTGTAATAACTATAAGCCCCGCGCTGGTACGTTTAGCGCTCCACTTTAGGCGCTTGTCCTTAAATATTTGTGTTAGGTCTAGTTTAGCTAGTGCTATTGTTATATTTTTCATCGGTAAGTCCATATTAAATTTTGTGCCTTGTTTGTATCTAGGTCGACATGTATAAAAGTATCAGCTACTCCTATTCTAGTAAAGCCTACATATAATAAAGCCTCTATTATCAAAAATCTTCTAGCGCTATTCACGCAAGATATATCAGCAGCAAGACCGTAACGGTGGCTAGAATTAGGTACCCCTCCGCAATCTCGGTTATGCTTTTCCGTTCTGTAGCCACTCGTTATCCTAAAGGGTACGGCTGCCCGCTCTCTTGCCTTATCTAATAAGTCTAAAAAATCCTGGCTCATAAACTCGCCTGAGCCTGGCAGGTCGGGGCTATTAAATTCGTCTAAAGTAAAATACCGCATATTCCAATAATACAAATTACAATACTTATTAAATCGTTAATATCGTAGCGTTGATATGTTAACCGCTTGTATCTGTTATTAGCGATATTTAGCACTAAAATACATAGGTAAGGTATAGCGTCTATCATTTTCTATTCTTTCTATGTGTTATTATGCCCTCTATATTTAGCCATATTAAAGTAACTGCACCTACTACACCTAGCCCCCAAGTAAGGCACTCGCTAAAAGTTGCTGCCGTCCATCCTGCCCAAAGAATATTAATGCCCCATAGTTTCCCGCTCTCCATTATACTGCTGCTATTGTTATATCTGCTCCATAAATTATATCCTGCCCTGCTGTTCTATGGCTGCTTAATTCTACTTTTATTAATATGTTAGCTGTAGCGCTACTAGTTATATCAGTTATTGCTATACTGGCATTAAAGTTACCACTTGTAGTATTTACTAAGTCGCCGTTTGTATGGTCGTGCTCTCTAATAGTTATTGGGTTAGCTGTGCCGCTATTATTTACGCCCCACACTTTTACATGAGTAGCTTTGTAGCCCGTAGGTATTGCTTTTATAGCGTATGCTACGCCATCCGCTCTGTTATCATATATTCTCCCCCATATTTTATCTGTAGTGCCATCTTCTATACACCATTTATCATCCGTTGCATCGTTTAGCACAAATTCCGTAGGCATTACCTTCATTAAAGTAGTGCTATTAAACCATCCATTTTCAGGGCCTGCTACCCAAGCAGGACGGCCAGTACCCGAATTTAATCCTAAAACTTGCCCCGTAGTGCCAGGCGCCAAGTGCGCAAAGGCTCCTGATGTCCTTGTTAAAGATAAAGAATAATCACTTGTAGGTAAACCTGGCGCTAATATAGCGTAATCCGTACCAGCTCCATCACTATACTTTAACGCTGTTATGCCATCACTATCAGTTGTTATATGCTGAGTCTTAGTTAAATTTTCCTGCTGTATTGTGGTATCTACTATTCCTAGCTTTGAAACTCCTATAGGGCCTGGGGGTTGCCCCGTTTCGCCTGGGCCTTTAGTTGGTTTTTTCCCGTCTTGTGCTTGTGTTATGCCCGTAATATTTCTAGTGAGGTATATACACTCTATGTCGTACTCGCACCGATTAGCTACAAAAGATAACCCCGTAAGCTGGTAAAAATTATTACTATCATAAACATTTTTTAGCACGTTAAACGGGTGTATAAATCTAGTGCCAGTTTTATATAATGTACCGCGCTCTGTGCGTACTGCAAACTTATTAGCTGCTAATCTTTCGCGCACTCCTAAACCGTTTATACTAAAACCCGTTACGCTCGTCTCGCTGCCATTATTCCAATATGAGGCGCTCTGCCACTCTGGTGGGTCTCCAGGGTTAAGGCTGTTGCCATATACACTAACTACACCTAACGCGCCTCCAGTAATCTCATCACCTACTAGAGTTTCTCCTTGGTCGAAATGGTAGCGCGCATCATCTGCATTTTTAGCTCTTATTGTAACCTGCCCAAATAGAGCCATCTCATCATTATCAAATACACCGGTTCTAAACTGCTGGAGCTTATATAATGAAACGCTAGTATCTAAATAGTCTACCGCAGTAACGGCGTTACCATTCCACTGTATAAAGTCTAGGCAGGCAGTAACTTCTAAGCCTTCTGCATCTGCAGGCAAACCTGGCACTACTACCTCAAAATCTTGTCCATGATAAAACGGACTACTAATATAATCAGGGTAAGATGCCTCACCATTAAAGCCGTTAAATACACTACCTACCCAGTGTACTCTATTAGTATCTGTATTGCTCCACGTTGTATCAGGATATTGTGGCAATCTAAACGGCTGCCCAGTTTGGTCTGTTTCGCCTTGAAATACGTTTGTGCTTTGGTTATCACTTGAGTATGTAGGCACCCTGCTAGCATAGTTAGAAGTTCCGCCGGCATCACCTACTCTCACCTTAAATTGTAGCCTAGGCCTTACTACTTTATCTATTCCTGAAACACTATTAAAACCATTAGTAAAAAATGCTAGCCTACCGGTTATAATATAATCTCTACCCAAAGGCTGCTGCGCATCCTCATCGTTAAGAGTAACACCGCATCCAGTGCCAGCATCTAAGTTATAATATGAGCTTAATAATAAAGGTAAATCGCCTTGGTAATTTCTAACCCTTGTAACCTCCTTAAAAGCGGGAGTACTTGAGCGTTCCCATCCTGCTAGCTTTTCAAATTCTGTATTGTCGTTACCGAATTGTACTAAATAATCAGAGCCTAAATTTTCGCTAGTGTTATAATTTATAGTACCATTTCCTGCTATATAATGATACGTTTTTAATATATCGTTACCATGCTGCTGCATAGCTCCTAAAGGCACAAACCAAAACGAGCCGCGAGCCATAAAAATACAAGCGTTAAAACTGAGAGCTATACTTTCTAAAACTCTATAGGCGCTGTAGTATTCTTTTAAGCCGTTCTCGTTTATGTTATGGAAAGTTACATGTTCAATCTTAGCATTTTCTAGCTGCTTTTGTACGCCTCCTATATCATCTAGAAGCTCTTTATATTGGTAGCTATAAAAATCCTCATAAAACCTAATAAACTCTGCCGAAGTATTCCACGCGCCTGAGCAGTGAACTTTGCCTAGAGCTTTATATAGATGAGCTAAAATTGTATCAGTGCCATCGTAAGAAGTGCCTGCATTATTGTAATCTATGCCTCTTAGATTACCTAGCCCATCTGCTGCAGTAATTGCAACGGGCGCGTTTGGCATTTCGTCAGGGATAACTACCTGCTCCGGCAATATTTCACCGCACCACCATAGTTCATTATCACTATCTGGGTCTCTATAGATTTCTATTCTATAAGTGCCTTCTACTGCAGTATCTAAAGCATTATAAAAATTATTCCATTGAGCATCTAGGGCATCGTTATGTAATAGAGTTATTTCTACTTTAGAGCCTAGAATAGGTTTGCACCTATCAAAATTATCATAGTCATAAGAAAGCCTAAAGCCATCAGGGCCTAGAGTAAAGGCATGATTTAAATCGCCCGTAGAAATAGAGCCATCTACTATATTAACTTTCCAGGTAGTGCCTTTCTCATCTGTAAATTCGCTTGTGCCGTAAATTACTGCCATTATCCGTATCTATTCCTATCACGCGTAGCGCGGTCATTACTTATTACAATATCATCGCCAGATATACGGCCGTATACGTTAGTACTGCCGCCGCCTAGCATATCGCGCAATTTACTCAATGGCGCTACTACTTCAGGGTCAATACGCGCGTTTTTATTATCACCGATTAAAGCAGTAGTAGGGCCAAAGGCTAAACCTCCCTCTGCTAGCTCAGGCACATTGTGTACCCCTTGGCTCATAGCTTGCATATTAGCCCGCATAGATAAACCTAAAGCAATAAGAGCAGCACCTCCTAGAATAGCTGCTATAGGGTTCATCTTCATGGCTTTTTTGATGCCCTCTACTGCGGTTCCGTAACCTATAGCTAACTGACCTAATTTTACTGCTAAAGAGGCTAATGGTTGTAAAATACCTTCTAGGCCCATTTCTGCGCCCATCATCATCTGGCCCATATTATTGAGCAAAGAGTTTGCCGCCTGGCTCATGTTATTGTGTAAATCTCGCGCAAAGGTATCAGTTGCATTACCAGTATTAACAAAACTTTCTTTTATCGAGCTAGTAGCATCTTCAATTTTAATAGCTACGCCATCAATTTCGGCCATCTTATCTATAAAGGCCTGGGTGCCTGGTACTAAGTTCTCTAGCTCCTCACGCAATAAAACTAGCTCCTCACGTAAAGCGCCTAAACTACCCGTAGGGAAACTTTGAGTGCTTTCTTCTAAAGTTTTATTAAATACTTTGGTTGCATTATCTAGCTCATCTGTAGCTACTCTCCATTGAGCTAGTAAATCTATGTATTGTTGTGAGTCAATTTCAGCAACTTCTATAGCGTCTTTTAATTCTTTTACCTTATCTCTAAGATTTTCTAGGTTATTAATTTGCTCAACAGCCCCATCTCCTACAACTTCTACAACTTCTACCTCTTCACTTTCTTTATTTAATTCTGCTAGGGCTAGAGTAGTAGCGTCTACAATTCTTTTATAAGTGTCAAAATTTTCGGTAGCAGTTTTTAAATCTCTTTTAGCGCTAGAGCTTAAATGGCCTACTCCATCTCTAGGCCCAGCTAAAGCCTTTTCCATCTCTGCCGCAGACTCATTCATACGCTGAGTAGCTAAATCAAAAGCAGCATTTAAGCTATCAACATCATCGTCAAGGCTGCTAAAAAAGCGCATATCCTCAAAATGCTGCTCCGTTTTTAATAAGTCATCAACTCCAGTTTGCACTTCATGTACCAGCTCATCGAAGTTCATGCCCTCTAAAGCCTTTGGCGTTTCTTTTACTTCTCTATTTAATCTACCTACGCTATCAAATGCTCTATTTGTATTTTTTTCAAAATCGTGCATAGCAATAGCTATACCACCTAAAGCCCCCACTGCTAAAGTTATAGGGTTAAGTATAGCCCCAAATGATGCAACTAAACCAGTACCCCCGCTTGCTAATCCTATTGCTTTAGTAAGGCCACTAACTAAACTAATTACTTTGGGTAGAATTATCAATAGCGGCCCTATAGCGGCAACGAATAGGCCAACTTTTACAATTGTTTCCTGCGTGCCTTTGCTTAGATTCTTAAAATCAGTAGCTAAATCTTTTATAAAATTAGCTGCATCGGTTACAAGAGGTATAAGCACCTCACCTAAAGCAATACCTGCACCCTCTAACGCGCTTTGCATGGCTTTTAAGCCGCCCTTTGCTGTGTCATCCATTACATCAGCCATGCCTTTAGCTGCGCCCTCTGAATTTTCAAAAGCTCCAGTAAGTTCGTTAACTTGGCCTACGCCCTCAGTTAATACTAGTAATGAAGTGCCAGCCCTACGGCCTACCTCATCCATAGCACCCTGAACGCCTATACCTTTAGCTGCTAGCTCAGCAAAGCGCTCGGTGAGTGTGCCGCTTGTGCCAGTCATTTCCTGCAGAATACGCCTTAACGCTGTTCCTGCTTGTGAGCCTTTTATACCGCTGTTTGCTAGTACAGCAAGCATAGCGCTAACCTCCTCTAGCGATACGCCCGCAGCTTTTGCATCAGGAGCCACAAACTTCATAGAATCTTGGAAAGTATTAATATTTAATGCTGAGGCGCTAAAACTAGCAGCCATTACATCTGTTACTCTCCCAGTCTCGCTAGCATCCATACCAAAGGCTCTAAGAGTAGCACCCGCTACCTCTGCAGCTTGTGCTAGGTCTGAGCCAGTAGCTTGTGCTAGGTTTAGGGTAGCCTCTTGTACTTGCACAATCTCGTCAGCGCTAAAGCCTAACCTTGAATACTCTAGCTGTAAAGCTGCTACCTCTCGCGCTGTAAATACTGTGCTAGCGCCTAAATCTTTTGCGCTATCTTCTAATTTCTTAAACTCGCTACCCGTAGCTCCGCTAACTGCTTTTACCTGAGCCATAGCGCTCTCGAACTCTACAGCTAAATTTACGGCAGCCCCACCTACTAAAGCTAAAGGCATGGTAAGGCTCCTAGTCATATTTTTGCCTACAGCAGCAAAATTGCTAGACATAGCGCGCATATCACGCCTAACCCTGCCTAGCTTTTTATTTAGGTCTTTGGTATTAGCCCCTATATTTACTACTAAATCCCCTAGCTTTGCCATGCCCTTCTATTTATTCCTTTGTGCCAAATTTTGTAATAACTTAAAACCATCTATTTGAGGTTTCTTAGCTTGCTGCTTTTCCTCCCAAGGAAAAACTACTAAATCAATTGGCTTTATTTTATGCCCTTTTTTAGTATGTACGTTAAGTAAGTAAGCCGTCTGCCATCTAGTACGCTCCCAATTAGAGCGCTCTGCGCTATCTATAGCCTCGCGCTTACCTTTTACCGCGTTAGCAAATTCCAAAAACGTCAATGAGTAGAGAGAATCTGGGGTAAGCCCTAATAGACCTAGCCCCAGCTCCTCTACCCTACTCCACGTTAAAGGCTCTTGCCTTTCTTCGCTTTTTTTTTCTCTTTACTACCTCCCATCACCTCTGTCATAGCGTCAACTAATATAGGTAAATCAGTTACCTCTATTTCGTTTAGCCACTTCTCAACATCCATAGTAAAGCGCATGCCCTGAGCCTCACAGCCTGCTTTTACAAAATAGTAAATTAGCTCAGGTATTAAAGTAACGTCAGTAGCATCTACCTCTGTAACTTTTACGCCCGTTGCCTTTTCAAAATTTCGCCAAGCTAGCATAGTTGCGCGCATTGGGTATATACGTTTCCCTATAGTTATTTCCATGAGTTTATGAAATAGTCTCTCTTACGATAGTTTCAACGATCTGCACGTTACAAGTGTACGTTGCGTTATCCTCAGTACCACCTGAAAGCTCAAGACTCTCGATATAGCCTTTAACTTGATATCTAAAATCTCCCGCATTTTCAGATGCAGCCTGACCAATTACGTGCGTAAATCTAAAGTCGCATTTAGTTTTATTTAGTTGAAATCCACTTAATGCCTCGTACCCCGTACCTGCTGCTGAATCTGTAGCATACATAGAGCTAAAGCTCATAGTTGCCGAAGTCATGCCAGGTAGTAAAGCTCTGTAACCAGCGTTAGCTTTCACAGTGCTATCACGCATCTCATTTGTTATTGAAATTGAGCAATCAGTAATATTATCTACGATTAACTCAGTACCTCCCTCTGCTGCGACCATGATTTTTAAGTCGGAGCCGTTAATTATTCCAGTTGTTTGTGCCATTTTTAATTATTTATTTTTTTTTTTTATTACGCTTATCGCCTCCGACAAGTGCAGTTACTAAAGTGTCTAGCCAGCCAAACACCTTAACAGCAGGTGCATCAGATGGCATTAGAGAAAAGATAGCTCTTGCGGCTACCATTAAGGCTAATAGAATAGCCTCCCAATTTTCGAGTATAAAATCCATTTATGTATTATTTATTCGTATTGTGTAATCCTGAATAGCTACCCATATAGAGCGCTCAGGGTTTACATCCATTTGCTCATTTGTATAGTTTATAGACTGAATTTTTACCCCTCCAAATGTTCCATTTTTCCTCTCTAGCGCAGCTCGTACAGCTACGCCTAAATCTATTGCCGTTGAGTATGTAGTATTAAAACAATACACCTCTATACTAGCCTCATCTACATTACCATTTTCCTCTTTAGTATCTGTAGGGCTATTGCTCACTACAGAGTAAACTAAATAGGGCTGGCTCTCATTTTGTGGCGCTATCTCTGGGTATATCTTAGTAGCCACAATATCAGTAACTGCCGTTACGTTGCTTAGTATGTTATATATCGCTTTTCCTACTATCATGCCGCCTTAATATAACGTGAAAATTCTTTGCGCAGTAACATTACCTGCAACTTCTTACTTCTATTTTTTGTTGAGCGTAGCCCCCTACTAAATACTCCAGTATTTTGCGTTCTGTGTTTACCTCCAAACCTAGGCCCAAAATCTCCTTTTTCTACTATGTGAGAAAAGAAACCATCGGCCTGCCATCTAGTTTTTCTAGGCAATATGTTATTAGTTCTAGGCCCACCCATTACATTAGTGTATTGCTTACTAGGCTGCCACGTTCCTGCTGACTTTCTTAGTTGTCCTGGCTTAATTACACTACCTCTAAAACTTATATTTTTGTGATAATCTTTAATATTAGCTCGCAAATATTTAGGGTATACGTCTGCTACTCTAGTATTTAATGCTATGAATTTATCTTTGGCTTCAAATTTCCAGCGCAGTAGCTTATCTAGCTTTTTATTTATTTTTTCCAGCCCCTCTATTGATATGCTTTGCCCATGCCTAGCCCTACTCCTATTGCCTACCTGAAATCCGCTCATCACTCAATTATTTCTGTAATTAAACGTATGCGCTCCTGCCTGCCTACTTCATGGACTCCTAGAATATTGTAGTTTTTACTATCGTAGTTAATGCGGTACCCTGCCTTAGTAGCTTTAGTAGTAGAGCTATAGCGAATATTAAATACTACCTTGTTCACGCTTACTATTTGCTCTCCGCTGTTCTGCTCTACGGCAGCAGGCTTGCGCTCTATCTGCGCCCAGCAAGTAGCAAAAGTACCCCAGCTCTCTTCGCGCTCGCCGTAGGCGTTAGCTGAAAGCGTAGGGTTTTGGATTGTTATCCTTCTATCTAGTCCACCTATATTCATTTAGCAGATATAATGCGGTAAGGGTTAAGTAAAGCGGCTACTCCTAGAGGTAGCTCTATAGGGTTTGTGCCAGTTATTACTGCGCGCCTATTTTCGTAGTAGTGAGCTACTAGCAATTTAACAGCGTGCATTATAGGATGTGGAGGCGCTGCCCCTAGTGTACCCGATATAGTTACTACGTTAAAATCATCATCGTAGGTGTCTGGTGGGTTATCAAAATGAATACGCCCAGGCTCGCGCTTAGTATCGTACCAATATTTTGAAGTAGCTAAAGTTTGCGCAGCGTTACCTGCGTCTTTATAAGTTACACTTGTTATAGTGTTGATGGGGCCAATAGAAAATTCACAATTATAAAAATCATCTAGGCTTAATGTAAAATTAGAGCTAACAAAATGCCTATTTGTATAGTCTTGGCAATGTTGAACAGCAGCATTAATTAAAGCCTCTATAGTGGTATCTTCATCGGTATGGTCTACGCGTAAAAATTCCTTAGCTGTAGCTAATGGTAGAAGGTCAGTGCCTGCTGGCTGTGTAGTTATTTCTAATTTCATCTTATAAGAATAAAAAAGAGGCGGGCGCAATACCCGCCCCCTTTAATTTAATTTATCTCTATTACTCTGCCTCGCTAACAGACGCTAGAGCATCGCCTTGGCGTACTTCTGTATCTGCAAACTTAGTAACGTGTAAAGCGATTTGATTAGTCGCTGCATTACTATATGGGTCTACTAATAAATCTAAACCTCCAAAGGTTACATATACGATACCTTTAGCAAAGTCGCCAAATACTATCTGCCCTTTATTAGCTGAGCTATCTAGTAGGTTTGGAGTAGCAATAGCATCAAAGCCATCGAACTGAGAGCCTACCCAGAAGGCATCAATAGATGCAACAGTAGCTAAATCTCTCGAAACTTTCCAGCCAGTTGGGCTCATTACCCACTTACAATTAGCGAAATCTCCACCAGCAGCTAGCACGTCCTTCTCTAATTCAAAAAGGTTAGCAGCAGTTAAAGCTCCACCTAGAGAAGTGTTGTTAACTGTAGTAGTCTTAGCAAAAGCATCTACATCAATCTTCTCGTTTACTCCAGCCATTAACTCATTAGCAATAAGAGCATCAACAGCAGGCCCTCCCTGAGTTACAAGCATCTTTGAAAATACTGTGCTGTTCGTGTAGCGGTTTGGAGAGAGTGTAACCTCATCCATCTCCATGCCCGATAAACCAGCAGTAGCCATATCCTGCACCTCTGTAGCGTAGTGGCCTGATGCCTTCTTTGATACTCTAGGGAATTGTACTGTACCAGTTGCCCCGTGTATAGTTGTAGCTCCTACAGTTTCAATAAGTGGCGCAGCTCTTAGAGCCTCAATTACTCCAGGTACATCTGTTGATACAAACCCTGAGCCATCTCCTGAACCTGCTTGGAAATCGTCAACACCTCCAGCACGATATAAAGCGCGCTCTGGAATACCGATTTGCCCAGTCATCTGCATACCTCTGCTCTGCATGTCTTTGCGAGCCTCTTGCGCCCACTCTGCTTCAGCGCCCGTTAAAGGCTGGCCTACTGAAATGCTGTGTACTGCTCTAGTTAAAGAAAAGTTACGGTTAACTTTCTCAATCTCTTTTGCCTCAGACACACCCATGCCGCTCATTGAAGCAGTACGCGCAATCATATCCTCGTGCGCTTTTCTGCGCTTGATTTTGTTATCTAAGCGCTCTATTTCTGATTCTAGATAGTCCGCTCTTGTTTCTTCTTCGTTTGTCAGTTCGCGGCCCTCACTCTCAGCATTCTCTACTAAAGAAACATGCTCATTGTAAAACTTTCCGCGAAGCTCGTTTAACTCTTTCAAGTTCATTTTACTTCTTTTTTTAGTTGTTTTTTTAACTTTTTTATTTTGTTCGCTAGTAGTATTATCTACAGCGTTATCTATTTGCTCTGGCTCAGTATCTTCATTTCTAGCTACTAAACCATGAGTATCTTTATAAGCGGGATATGTGACTGGAGATACATCTAGCAAGGTTGCTACCTTATCTACACTTCTCACGCTCCTATCTTCGCTCCAGCTCTGCTCTGCAATTGTAAAGGCAAAAGAGCTTTGAGAAATATCTCCACGCTTTACACTTTCATATAAATCCTTTGCGTACTGCTGCTCACCTAATTTAATGCGGTACTTTAACCCAGTATCATCTAGCTCTAGCTCAAGCGTGCCGGCTCCAGTGCGGCCCAGAACGTAATTAGGGTCATGATTCATAAGAGCGCGTACATCATTATCTAGTACATCGTCAAAAGCACCGCGCGCTATAGTTTCCTTAAATGGGCCTATATTAGTTTCATTATCGTATAATGCTGCATAGCCCTCTATTATCATATCATCACTATCACTCCTAGCCTCAATTGTGCTAGTGCTAAGTGAATAGTGGGCGCGAGTTTCTAGCTCCTCTCTATTCTGCTGATTCTCTTGGTTTGTTATTTTCGTTTCCTCCATCGTTATTTTTGTTATTTGATACCGCCTCGCTGTAGTCCTCTATTTTGTCTAAAGCGATTTGATTAACTTGGACTAGGTGAACATCACCGCCTTTTATTGGGTTTTTATCCTCCTCAGCTCTAACCTCGTTTATGCTCATTACTCCGCTTTGTAGCATTTGAGTAAAAAACCCAGCGCGGGCATCCATATCACCGCGGTATAAATCATTTAGATTAAATTTAGAATATACTGCAGGCTTATCAAAACTAGGTATTAACTTCTTATCTATTTCTTGTTGTATTCTCTTTACCCAAGGCTGTATAGTATGCCTAGCAAACATTAAATTTTGTTGCTCAACATTATTGTAAGTTTCTGAGCCTGGTAGTTGTACTAGCGCTGCAGGTACGCTAAAAATTCTACATATTTCTTGCGCTTGGAATTGTCTAGTTTCTATAAATTGCGCCTCGTCTGGTGCAATAGATATACGTTGATACTTAAAGCCAAACGGCATTAACTTAGTTCCTGCGCTCCCTGCGCCACTATTCCACGAGCCTTGAATGATATCCATTTGCTCCTTTTTTAGTGGTTGGTCTGATGTTAGTACACCAGTCATCTGCCCACTAGAGCCAAAGTACTCACTACCAAAATCCTGAGCGCTTTTAGCTAGTCCTAGATTTTCGCGGTGCAATCTAATCGGACTCATGCGGAAAAGGTTGCATATCGTTAGCATATTTTCAGGCCTTACTACGCCATATTCTCTAACTGTATATACTTTCTCGCCTTGTACCTCCTTTAACTCTACATCTACATTATGCACCCATATAAGCCTATTAGCATACTCTCTATTATCACGCTCTATAATAGCATAACCTACCCCATAGAGTACAGCGCTAGCTATAATAGTTTCCCAAAATTCATAAGGCGTTTGAGCCTCATTTGGCTTAACTGTGCAAAGCTCTCGCGCTGGGTGTACATTTGCTACCTCTACCCTATTGCCATTTCTTACATATAACTCTAAACCTAGAGCTGCTATAGTTGAGGCTATTTTATATACACATGCGTAGACTGTGCTAATTGCTAGTGCGCTATTTTCATTTATGGATGCCCCGCTTTTCGTCATTGGAAATAATCCAACGTTTTGAGCTACTGCCTTGCTATCATATTTATCTACACGATAACGAAAAAGGCCTCTAATTCTCTCTGCTAGTGTACTCATGCGCGCGTATTATAGCACAAAAACATCTTAATTCCAAATTTATAGTGTTAAAATATCTAGTATTATATCATCATCTCCATCAATTTTGTTTTGCACGTAGCTATTAAGGGCTATAATTGAGGCTATTACGCCATCTACCTTTTTATTTTCTTTTTGCTCTTTTATCACTCTTTTGTTCTCATTATTGTCTGTGTAGATAATAGCGCAGCCAAATTGCCACCTCAAACACTTATTACCGCCATGAATAACGTTGCCCTTCATTATTTCCATTTCCATCTCTTTTGTAGGGCCGTTCATGCTTGTAATATTTTGAGCCATTGGCACCATTTCTATATCATTTTCTAGTAGTTCGCTTACTATATAAGTAGAAAATTTAGGGTCGTAACCTATCTCTCGTACATCGTACTTCTCACAAGCATCTAAAATATGCTGCTTGACTATTCTATAATCCGTTACATTGCCTGGCGTTATGGTTATATCTCCATCTCTAGCATATTGTATATAATCTATCCCTGCGGCTAATTTTTTGCTGTGAGCCTTCTCTGAGTTTACAAATTGATGGCAAATAAGGTAAAAACACTCATTTTCATCATCTCTAAAAATTAAAGCAAAAGCTGTTAAATCTTGTGTACTAGCTAAATCTAGGCCCCCATACGCTGGTAAGCTAGTTAATTTGTCAAATGGTATTTTTTTAGCGCCCTTCATATATATATCGTCTGGAATCCATGCAGTTTCTGCGCTAGTCCACACGTTAAGATGAAGCCTAAGAAAACTATTTATCATTGAGGGGTTACTCTTAGCCTTTTTTACCGCATCCTTAAAATAAGCCTCATTACATATTGAGCCGTAACCCGGATTTGCTTTTTTCCATGTTTTTGGGCTAGTCCACTCATCATCTGCATCGGCTTTATACAGCACCGGTAAAAAAGTTTCATCTACTATAGAGCCATTAATAAGGGCCTCGCTATACTCGTGCATTTCGTAGCATATACTTGAGCGGTCATGGCCTGCAGTAGTTAGGCTAATTATAACCGGCTGCCTTCTAGCCCCTACTGACGTAGTAAGTACATCCCACAGCTCACGATTTTGCTGGGTGTGTAATTCATCGAATATAATACCATGGCAGTTTAGGCCGTGCTTAGTGTATGCCTCTGCGCTTATTGACTTGTACCAGCTCCCTTTGTGCTCTACAATATTTCTAAGCACCTTGGCCCTAGCTCTTAAATGCTTATTGTTGTTTATCATCTCTTTTGCAATCTGAAAAACAATATTTGCCTGCCCTCTATCACCTGCAGCGCTAATTATTTCTGCCCCAGGCTCGCCGTCTGCAAATAGTAAATAAAGGGCTAAAGCTGCTGCTAGGTTACTTTTACCATTTTTTCGCGGAATTTCTACGTAGCAGGTGCGGTACTTTCTTAATCCATCGGCCTCACGTTTCCATCCAAAAAGCGGGCGTATAATATCATCTTTTTGCCACTCCTCTAGTATAAAGGGTTTGCCTGCTAGCTCACCTTTTACATGGGTGCAAAATTTCTCTATAAATGTTACAGCGCGCTCGGCAGCATCTTCATCGAAGTAGTAACTCATTTAAGAAACTCAGATAACTCGTCATCTTTGGGCGCTGCCTCTCCTATCCAATTTTCTAGCCTTGCTATAATTGCTTGCTTTCTCATTCTAGCCTCTTTTAGCTGCTGCCACTCTGGGCGCATTCTACTATATACATCTCCGCTTTTGCCAGTTACCTGGTAGCATGTGCCGTTAGTATCGCAAAACTCCTGCAGCTGCTGCTCCTCAGCCTCTACACAAGCTAGTGTATAAATTAGACTCTGAACGCCTGGCGTTAAATCGCGGTGCGCTCCGTATTGGAGCACTCGCTGGTCGTGTATTGTTTGTTGTAGTTCAGTCATTTGTTATTTTTTTTTCTATAAATCTGTATAAAGTTCTAGGGTGTACTCCTAGCGCTCTAGCTGCATCTGCTATAGTTGCGTAATAGTTTAATGCTTGCTGCATCTTCTGCTCGCGCATCTCTTGTATAGTCATCCCCTTTTACTTTTGAGGTGTTAAATCGTGCAACTCACGGAGGCAGGGTTTCCCTTC